TAGTAGAAACACTCCTTGCATTAGCCTTAAAGAATTGGCTGAATTCATTAAGAAGGTTTATGCAAAAAAAGGCAAGTCTCTAAAAGACGTTGCAGGTGCTGAGGCTGTTCTTAAAGACATTCAGAAAGATTTAAACATTCCAGTTGCAGTAACATACGACAGACGAAAAGATGAATTCGATGTTGTTATGAAAACAATAATGCGTAAGAAGAATTTTAAAAGCCCAGATAAATTCATTAAATACTAAAAAAAGACTTGACAAGTATTACTAACTATGGTATAATAGCGTTATCGCTTATGATATAATAATGATTCGTTTATGAGGTTTTTAACATGGAAAGAATATATTTCTTAGTATCTTTAATTGTAACTATTATGGTTCTTTCACAGTATCAAATAGCATACGTAATAATGCTCCTTATCTTAGCAACACCTTCATTAGTATTTGGAACGTATCTTGTACATGCAACGTACACACGTAGAAAAGAGTATGGATCAATTGCGTTCTTAACACCTTTCTTATTTGGATTAGTTTTAATCGCAATAACAATTAAATGTTTATCATTAATATACAGTTTATTTTAATTTAGTGCTTGACACTATCCTTCAATGATTCTATAACTCAAGAGTAAGTTAATCAGAAGTCTTGAAAGGACATTAAAATGAACGTAACAGAAATCAAGAACGTAATGATGACAATGACACAAACAGAGTTGTCACAGATCATGAACATCGCTCAACAGATTAAAGCGATCAGCGCTCAAGCTACTTTCAATGTCGGTGACTCAGTATGGGTTGTCCAGAAAACAAAACGTACTCAAGGCGTCATCGAAAAGATGAACCCTAAGAAAGCTGTCGTGTCTATGCGTGGATCACGTTACACTGTTCCTTTCTCAATGTTGGAAGCGGCGTAAAAATAGGGGGTTGACACCCCCTTCTCAATTTGTTAATTTAAGAAGTAAACAGAATCAGAGAGAGTTCTAAACATGTCAATCGCAAATATCATCAATGACCAAATTAAAGCACTTGATCCTATGGCCTTTTGGGCTTGGGGTACTAAGAACAAAGTTGCCTTGAGTGAAGGTCTTCAGTTCAAAACTAGTGGTATGGTTGGATGGAAAGGACAAGTTCAAATCACACTGAACGGTTCTGATCTATATGACATTGCATTCGTTCGGGTGCGGAAAGTAAAAGGAGAATACAAAGTAATCACCGATAAGAAGGTATCAGACATTTTCGTTGAAGACCTTGTTAATCAAATCGATATTCAAGTACGGTAAGGAGTACGAGTATGAGTAAAAAAATCCCTTTTGGTATTATTATGCGTGGTCAAAAAGACTATGTGTATAGTGAACTTTCAAACTTCATTGAGTGTGCTGAAGGCATTGAGCCTAAGTCTCTGTGTGACAGCTACGTTGAGTTCCTTGACGAATTTCTGTCTGGAAACATTAAGAAGTCTACAATGGTAGACGTTGATGTGTTGAAAGAGTTTCGTGCTGATCTCGACAACCGTGCCGATATTGATTATCGTGAAGGTCATTGGGATGAAGAACCAACAATCTTTGCAGGTGGTAAATACTTTGCCAAGATAGCAGATAAGCTTAGGGCGCATATTAATGCGTCAGCATAAAGAAGAGGGGGCTTGCGCCCCCTTTTTTTATCTAATTAACTAAGAATGGTAATGTACTATTACCGCCAGAACCACTTCCACCGCCACCCATTTGTAATACCCTAGCACTATTCTGTGTCTTAGCACCTTGTACGTTATTAACGATTGGTGATACATTTGTAGGTGCATTGATAATTACTGGTATGCCACTACCACCTGACATTCCATTTGCACCTTTGTTCTTAACAACAGTCTCAAACATTCTTAAGAACTGTCCTTGTGGTGAGTTTTCATTGACAACAGCCTCATTACCATGAAGTAATGCAAGACTGCCTGTCCCAAAGTTTCTGAAACCACCAGAGCCTCTATTGTATTCCCCTGTCAACAAACTTTCTAATGACCCACCTGGTCTCAAGTCTTGCAGTAATTTGCCTCGAATTTCTTTTATATCTTGTACGGAGAGGTCGGGGTTTCTCGTTGTTATGCCATCGACGTTCCTGTAAAAGTATTCTTTTAATCCAACCTCAAGGTTTTCTCTGATAAAAGCAGATTTGTCGCCCATACCAAACATCCATTTTGTAAAGGGGCTTGTGTTATCATATTGTTCCCCAAGTCTTTTAGCTACCGCCTCAAGACCTGTTCTATCTTCCGCACCACCATAGAACATACTGTATGCGCCACTAAATTCAGACGACAAGTCCCTTACTGCGCCAAATTCTTTATTTTCTACGTTAAGAGCTAATGCTTTTTCTATTTCGTTTCTTGCGTCTACAATAGCAGTTCTTGCTGTATCGGTAGTAGCTCTCAAAATTCTCCTGTTTGCATCTTTTGCCAAGTCTTGAAGTTCGGCTCTCTCATCGGCAGTTAGTTCACCTTTAAGAGCTTCGGTTAGAATTGAATTAACCTCATCATATCTTTTAAAGAAGGTTTCTTGTGCTTCTCCATTCTTTTTGTTTATCCAATCGTAAATTGATTTGCCTATTACATATGCAAGACCAACAGCCGCACCAATAATTATACCAGCAGGACCAAAACCAAACATAGCCGCTAAAGTTGCTCCACCAAGCACTGCTTGAGTTGCATCTACTGCAAAACTTGCAACTTCTGGGTCTACACCTTTTTGCTCAACAAGCCAATCTTCCACTCTTTGACCATAAGCAATTGCCAACCCTGTAACAGCCATTAGGATTGTACCTCTTATGTTCATCAATCCACCCATACCTCTTCTAGGTCCCATTCCCCTAACAGCCGCACCTGATGCTAATCCAAAAGCGGCTTGTTTAGCCGCAAAGCCTACCATACCACCACCTAATAGAAGCATTGGTAAACCATCTAGCCATTCTTCAAATCTGGTAATAGAGTTTATCATGTTATTGAATTTTTCTTTGAACCCTTCCCAATTAACCTCTTTGAAAGAGTTAATAAATCTTGAAAATCCACCATCAGTCTGTTCGTCTATGAAACCTTTTAGTAAGTTATACCCCACAAACAATCCAGCAGCACCCATGGCAATATTTTTCATACTAAGTGCTTTGGTTACTCTATCTCCAAATGCATCGATTTTAGTGTTATCTCTGCCTTTAGATTCTTCGATTTTGTCTTCTTGAATAAATTCAGCATCTCGTTTTAGTTCATCAAACTGTTCTTGACTCTTTTGAAATTCAATAGCTTCTTTCGCAATGCCCATTTGCATTTGCATCATCTTAGTTTGTTCTACTGAGTTCGCACTAATAGATTTAAATATACCCTCGAACCTGTCAAGTTGTATTTTCACAGAACGAACGGAATGCGTACCACGATTACGGCTTAACTCGCCCTCTGCTTTTAGGCGATCAATTATTGCTTGTGTTTCTTCTGACAACTTTGCCATATCTTATCCTTATTGGTTCTTTTGTGCTTCGTTCTGTTTTTCTATATGATCAACCAACATTCCAAAATATAAATCACGTTCATATGGTAGCAAACCTTCTACGTCTGTTATTGAGTATTTATGGTGCTGAACCATGGCAAAAACGGTTTGGTAATAATTGCCCAAGTTTGTGTGGCTCAACATCAGATAAAAAAACTACGCATTCCTTCTATTACAAATGTTTTCTCTTGACCTTCTTTATTCTTATACTTCATCTCATGTCTTAGTTTTGGCATTGTCTCAAAGAAGTTTTGAATTTTCTGGATTACACTACCCTCAAGATTATCCATAAATGCATCAATGTCATCATTTTCATAATCTTTAAAATTGTGAACCTCATCTTCAGATGCTATATAATTCAAACATGATATCATAATAAAATAATTAACTAGTGGGTCACCTTCATCCATTTTAACAATTGTTGAGAACTCTTCTATCGTTGGGTATTTGAGAAAAAGGGTATATGTTCCATCAAGTTCAATTTTATTAGTATGGTTCTCATACTCCATAAATTTAACATTCTCTGCATCAATCACTAACTCAATAGTTTCTTCTGTGTCTGGGTCTTTGATTTGGAATGTAATTGTGTTATCAACAGAGCGCGATCTCAATACTAGAAGTACGTACTCTAAATCAAACATAGCAAATTTAGATATGTCCTCATCAATAATACAATTACTAACAACTTGTCTTGCCGCCATGATTTCTTGCATTGGATCGTTTGCTTCTTGTGCAACCAACAGAATTTTTTCTTCTTTAACAGTAAATGGTCTATACTTTATTTTCTTTTTTG